CCGGTTTGTATTTCTGTAGATGTACCTGCATTATAAAATCCACTTTGTCCTGTGCTATAATATACGTTTGTTCCTCCGCCTGCAAATCTAACAAATATACCTGCTAAATATTGTGCTTTAAATACTGGCACTGATACATTTATTTCCATAGAAAAATCTACAGAATAATTACCATCTAAAGGACAAATATATCTATAGTTTCCAGCATTAAAGTTAGAACTAGGATCAAAATCAGCTGTTGTTTCTGCTGTTGTTAATAATGGATTTGAACCACCTGGTCCTACTGTAGCTATTGTTTGTGTAGTGATCATTGAACCACTAAATGTTTCGTTTGATGCACCTGCAGATGTAGGACCTAATGTGTCTCTACTTTTAGCTAATACATAAACGTTTTTAAATGCTTCAGATGTTAAATTAGCAAATGAACTTGTATAAGTAAATCCTGCTTGATCTGCTATTACATCTAATAATTCTTTACCTCTAATTGCTGGTAATAATTGTTGATATGCTAATGGTGATCTTTGATTATCAATAGACCCTGTAGTTGTTTCTATACCACTAAATTGTATGAATGGTAATGAACCGGATGCATCTAAACTATAATATGATTCTTCACCATCATTACCATAATCAACTAAAGGATAATATACGGCACCATTTAAAGGTAAATCAGAATTATTTGCTGAACCTGACCAACTACCTGTTATAAATGCTACTGTTAAATTATGATCATAAGCACTAAAATCAGCGTTTGCTATGAAATCACCATCTAATTCACTTGTAAATTGAATGGCTTGGTCTACTACTGTTACTTTATAAGTTATATAACCATCTTCAGATGAGATTACTTCCTGTAATTGCAGGTTTCCTGTTAATACCTCATCTCCATCAATTAGTACTGCAGCACTCACAAAATCATATAATGCAGGAATATTAATAGCTCCTATATCATATGCGTTGTTAAAGAAAGCATTGTTTTTCTTAGTTCCTGGTAAGTCAAATGTTTGTGAACCAACACCAAATAATACTCCAATTCTGGAATTATCAAATGTTGATATATCTAAACGTAATGGAATATCAGATGTTATGTCTAAATCTGTTACTACGTTATTATTCGTTACTCTTAGTACTATATCTCTCATTATGTTCTGCTTCTAGGTTTATTACTTAATTCATATTGAATTGTTACCTGATAATTCTTTTGTCCTCTAATATTTGTTCTATAGGTAAAATTAGTATTTGTAAGATTAATAGGAATAAATTTATCTTCTACTTGTAAAAACACACTTGGTGATGTAAATAATTCTTGATAATACTCACTTATAGCAGTTATAGGACCACCTGTGTTATTATGATTCCTACCATTATTAAAATTAGTTACACTTATTGGATCACTCGTGATTTGATACTTATAATCTTGATTCATATAGTATTGTGTGAAACCTCTATTATATGCGTCGTATGAACTGATTTGACTGTTATAATCAGCATTTACTGCCATAAATTCACTACGCTCATTTATTACAGCATTTTTATTTGTAGGTGTATTTAATCCTATAAAATCCCAAACACCCCATTTATTAATAAAAGCAAAATTACTTCTAGTTTCATATTCACACGGTTCATCTCTAGTATAATAGAATTTATGTTCCTCGCTAGGTCCTACTTTAGCAAACATAACATTCCAATCTGATCCTGTAGCTGGAGATAAAAGTGGAAGATTTCTAGGTGCTGCAGGTAATGTTACAAATGGAATATCTGCTCCTGACCCAGTTTGTGTTAATAAAGGTGTTAATGCATTTAAATCTGCTTCTGACCATTTTACGTCTCCTTTACTTGTAGCAGGTACTCCATTACCAGGTGCATTAATTAATGCAATTTGTATTGCTCTAGTAAGATTATCATTTTCTGCTGATCCAGATATATTATAATATGATAATGTACCTCGATCATTATTTGCTATTGGTTTTAATATATGTGATTTTTCAAGATTATTTTCATCATTTCTTACAAATGAAGGCCAATTAGTTAAAAATAATTTACCTACATTTACTCCTGAATAATCAGGATTACTACCTGTAAAGTTAATTCTACTATCTTGATAATTCCAATTCCATGAACCAAAATTACCTGCTGGTAAAGGAGCTAATGTTGGAATATTTAACCTACTAAAATCATTTAATGTTGGATATATTGAATCAATGTCTCCTATGTTAGATCCTGAAGTTGAATTTATAGTTACTTCCCATGCTTTAGTATTAGGATATCCTCCTACACCTACAACATTATCTGGAAATAAAGGATATGTTATTGATCTTACTCTATCTGATGATGCTGTATAATTGTTACATAAATAATATGCTTCAAATATTGGTGGATTAAATGATGATGTTGGTATACCATTTACTCTACAACCATATACGTTACCTATACTTCCTGTAAACGGAGTTGATATTAATATTTCATTTGGTCCTCCTGAACCTGATACATTTGATATGTCAATAATCATTTGTTGATTACTCATATCATAAACTTCTAATGATGCTCTTTGGTCTGCTGATGGAACACCAGTTATAGAAATAACTTCTAAAAGATATTCTCCATTGTTTGTTGATAAATCAGCATTAGTAGAAGCACTATAAGCAAATGAACCTGTACCTCCGTAGCCTCCGGTTGGAAATGCTCCGTTTACTCTTAAATTAACATCTACAAAATCAGCACCGGATGCTTCGTATACAAAGAAGTTTACACTACCTGTTCCTGAATTAGCATATACAGGGGCTGTTGATGAAGATAAAAATTGATTTTCATTCCATGGTTCCCATACTGCTCTATTTAATACTAAGTCACTACCTGATACTGCAGGTGCACCTACTCCTCCTTTACCATTGTATACTGTTACACTTGATGATGGTGAAGTACCATATTCACAACCAAAGGCTACTTTAAATTGTTTATATGATTGCATTTCTTTAGGTGAATCTTTACCTATTGATGCTGTAGGATCAGTAATATAAAATGTATCGTCTTCATATAATTTTCCTCTACAAGGTATTGCTACATTAAATATAGCTCCGTCTGCACTATTTTGTCCTTGTCTTAATCTAGATATTAAATTACCATTATGATCTTTTACATCACACAAATATTTAAATTGTGGTTGATTTACATTAGTTGAAATAACGCTATACATTAATTTTGTATATGCGGTATTCATTTGTGTAGGTTCTTGTTGTATAGTTAATGCCATTACCTTCCTATGTTTATGTTAGACATTTCCCATTTCAAATCGTATTGAAATAATTTTTGACTAAATTTATTTGTTTTCCAAGTATATGAAGCGTTTTTAATGTTTATAGGAGCAAACCCGTTTGGTATAACTTGTCTTTCCATATAAAAATCACTTGCATTTAATGGTAAATTTACTATTGCTTCATTTTGAATAAATACAGATGGTGATTCAATTAATTCACTTAACCAATCACTTGTAGCTGTATCTATATAATCAGTTGTTACTGAGAAATCATCTACGTATGTAGTATAATAATCGTTTTTACCACGTGAATTACTGTTAAATACCGCGCCACTAGTTGTATTCATATTCTGCCATGGCAATTGTGGTTTAATGTAATTTTTACGTGTTATTTTACTTGTTTTCTTTACTGGATTTACTACATTATAATAATCCATAACACCTAATTTGTTAATAAAAGCAAATCGTGTTCTACCTTTTATAAAATCATTTTGAAGACTAGGTATAGAACCATCTATTGTTTGATCATAGAATGAACAACTTGCTTGTGTAAATCCTATATTGTAATTATTTGATACACCTTCTATTTCATATGTTATTCTACTCCAATTATTTGGAGCAATCCAATATGATGCTGAATGAGCATTTACAGTATTAGGAAAATTACTTGCTGATAAATTAGCAGGACCAATTCCTAAATGAACTAAAGGACCAGGAGGTGAAAATTGGGAGGAAATGAAATCTGTATTATTGCTATATGCTAATACACCATTTTCATCATATACTTTTGCTTCTACAAATTGAATACCATTAGTACTACCATCTTGTATCAATGATACTGTTTCATAGTCGTAACTAAATGCTTCGCCTGTTAAATTATCCCAATTTCCATTAGTCCAGAAACTTGATGTTTGATATGCTGGATTATTTGTTAGTATAGGATTACCTGCTGGTGCATCTTCACTCCATTGATCTTCAGGCCAATCATAAGTTAAATTTGTGTATTCATTAACTGCAGGTTGTAATAAAATACTATCACTTGAACCACTAAATGAGCAAGTAAATGCTGCACTACCTGTCTGTCCTAAACCATTATATGAAATTATAGATGATGAAGGTGATGATGAATATTCTTCACCCATTACTACTTTAAAATAAGCAGCATTAGTATTGCTGTATTGACTACCAGTAGCTTCCATCGCGTTATCATATGTCAAATATTGTGAACACACGCGTGCTATATCTACCATAGCAACTGATGCGCTTGGAAATGTTTTCACGGTAGTTACCGGAGCTGATCCTCTTTGAGGAATGTATATTTCTGTTACTAACCTATATTGTGCCATAGACATAGATGGACTTGTTACAACAATAGGTAAGTTATTTGTTGTTGCGTTTACTTTGTAAGGTGATGATACAATTGATAATGCCATATTATGTTACTATTCCTCCAGCTGATTTAGCTGCATCATTAATGTTAATTATTATATCTTTTTCTAATGCTTTTGTTATTTCGGCTGTGCCAAAATTAGCTGCTGCATTATCAATTGACTCCATTATAAATGGTTTTTTACTATATTTTTTAACACCTTTTTTTTCTATGCTTTTTGCTATTGCAAATGCAAATGATTTAGGTGATTTAAATGCTGCTGGTACTGGTATTTTTTTACGTTTAATCCATCCTTCTATAGGACGAATAGGAGGCATTCTACCTGCTCGTCTACCTGGTCCTCCATCTTCTAGTAATTCACCATACCATAATAATGATACTTGTAATTGTTCACCTTGATTATTAGGTAATGGAACTACTGTTCTAGTAATTGACCTAGCTAAGTCACCTGTATTAACCGATTTATTCTCAAATAATTGGTTTTGCATTTCGTCAATTATACGTTGACCGAAATCCATAAGTGCGTTATCTAGATTTTCTAATTCCATTTATGGTTTCTTAGGGAAATTACAGTAATCATAAATACCTGATTCTTGAAATTGTATTGTGCCTACATAACCATATACTCTATCCATAAATGCTTCTAATGTAGGTGTTATACCTGTTATATCATACGATACACCTTTTGATTGATCATCACTTGGAGGTCCCCAATTCATGTATCCTCCAAAATCATATAATACTTGTTCCATCTTAGACATTACTGCCTCAGGTGATTGATTTTGTAATCTAGGAACATCTAAAGCATATAATTCAAATGATAATATTCTTAATCGTGTATCCTGTGAGTATCCAGGT